CCGCCTCCGCGGCGAGCCGAACCAGCATCTCTCCAGCAAGACAGAGTTGCGGTTCGGCTCAAACGGCGGATTGCGCGTAACTGTCGCCGGAGAGCATCGCGGAACCTGGACAGATTTCACCGACGGTAATGCCAGCGGCGGTGTCCTCGATTTGATCGCCCATGATCTCCATTGCACAAAAAGCGCCGCGTTCGATTGGCTGAAAACAGAATTAAAGGTTGACATGCCGGATGATAAGCCAGCGCCAAAAGTCGCTAAGCAAGCGGCGCGCCCGGCCGCGCCGCAGCGCGTTGTCGACATTTATCGATATAATGACGAGCAGGGCAGTGTCCTCTATCGGGTGCTGCGATGGGGACCGCACAAGACATTCACGCAAAATCCGCCGGACGGCAAGGGCGGATGGATCACCGGCCCGGGCTGCATGAATGGCGTGCGCCGCGTGCCGTACCACATCAACGAATGGCTGTGGCACCCGGATCGCCCGCTCTACATCGCCGAGGGTGAAAAGGACGCCGACCGATTACGCGCTCTCGGTCTGCTCGCAACATGCAATGCCGGCGGCGCCGGGAACTGGCTGCCAACCGATAAGGATAACGCCGCGGAATTCATCGCGCTGTTCAGCGACCGTACGATTGTCGTGCTGCCCGACAATGATGAAGACGGGCGCAAATATGCAGACGCGGTTGTTCGCAGTCTGCTCCCCGTAGCAGCAGAGATCCGTGTCGTCGCGCTGCCCGGTCTGGCCGAGAAGGGCGACGTGTCGGACTGGCTCGATGCTGGGGGCGACAAGGATGCGTTGCTGGCGCTGGCTGACGCCGCAGTCCCGGTGCGAGAGGCGCCTACTACGCCGGCTAATGTGGTGCGGTTGCGGGCGGTCGAGAGCGAGCCAAAGCCAGAGGGCGATGCGCTGGAGCTATTCGGCCACCCGCTTAATGATATCGGGAATGCGGAACGACTTATAGCGCGATACGGTGACAAGCTGCGCTATGTCGTCAATGTTGGCTGGTTTGTGTGGGACGGGCGACGATTTCACTATGACCCGGCCATAGTCAAGGCTCGCATATTTGCGCATGATACTGTGCGCGATATGCTGGTTAATGCCTTCGACGCACCGTCGCATAAAAAGGAGCAGGAAGAGCGCAAGAAAGGTCTTATTAAATTTGCCATCAGCTCCGGCAACACCGGAAAGATCAACGGTATGTTGGCGCAAGCTGAGCCGCAACAGGCGATTGAAAACGGCGACCTTGACCGTGACCCATGGCTGTTCAATTGTGCCAACGGCACGCTTGACTTGCGCAGTGGTGAGCTGCGCCCGCATAGTCAGGATGATTTGCTAAGTAAGCTATCGCCCGTAGCCTTCGACCCGAATGCAGAATGCCCAATATGGGAAAAGACAATATTGGAGATATTCGGTGGTGATAGGGAAATGGTGGATTATGTCCAACGCGCCATCGGGTATTCGGCGACCGGGCTAACCACAGAGCAGGTTATATTCATTATGCACGGTGCCGGGTCGAATGGCAAAAGTCTAATGCTAACGATCCTCGATGCGGTATTCGGCGATTATAGCATCACCGCCGCCAGTAAAACGTTTGTGCAGGACGATAAGGGAGACACGGCGTCGAATGATGTTGCGCGGCTCGCCGGCTCTCGGTTCGTCTCTGTCATCGAGACCGAACAAGAGAAAAAGCTGGCCGAAGGCTTTGTTAAACAAGCTACCGGCGGTGATGTTATGTCGGCGCGGTTTTTATTTAAGGAGTATTTTGAATTTATTCCAGTATTCAAAATATGGATGGCGACCAACCACAAGCCGCGGGTGCGTGGAACCGATAATGCCATCTGGCGGCGCATCAGGTTGCTGCCGTTTCTCATTATATTTGCTGATCCTGAAGAGGCGGAAGCGGGACAGCCTATCAAGGATCTCGGCTTAAAAGAAAAGCTAATGCAGGAACTCCCCGGTATACTTCGATGGGTTTTAGATGGCGTTGCCTCATGGCGCGTGCATGGTCTGACGCAAGCGCCGGCGGCCGTTATGGAGGCCACGAAAGAGTACCGGGAGAGTCAGGATGCAACCGAAGGTTTTATTGTCGAGTGCTGCCATGTGTCACCCGGTCTACAATCTACGGTTGGTGATTTGTTCAAGGCATATAAGATTTGGTGCATCTCCAACGGAGAGACCGCAATCAGCTCGACAGCGTTCGGGTTGGCCTTGGAGGAGAAGGGGTACCCATCGGCACGGGCACCGGGGGGGAAGAGGATGCGTAAGGGGTTGATGTTAAAGGAGGAATATAGTGTGGTGGAGGGGTGATATAATAAGCATGGCTTACTGTGACATGTTGCGAGTTGTGACGCGAAATCTTTATAATAGCCTACACACATATTTTCTCACGCGCGGCATAAGGAAAACGTGTCACAACCCGCAACATGTCACACGTCAGCAAGGCTGACCTATTTTGCGACCGTCTTTTCGCGCGAGACGCGAGGGCTTTTGGAGGACTGACGTGGACACCGACGACGTGCCGTTCGGCAAATATCAAGGCATGGATATCAATGTCCTACTGGCCGACCGCGGTTACTGCATGTGGCTTGTGCGGCAAGACTGGCTAGAGGAACGATATCCCGCTATATACGGGATGATTGTCGATCAATATGATGTCGATGTCAGCGAATATATTCCTAGCGAAAGAATTAGGCAGCCAAAGCAAACCAAGAGGCAGGCGGCAGCGGAGGCGCATGGGGCGGCGGTTGTTGCTGCCTCGATCGCGACGTCGGTGCGTCAGCGCATGATCGAGAAGCAATCCGCCGCTGCGGCCGTGTTTGAAGCGCGCTGGACTTTAAACGCGTTGTTGCGCGAGGCGCCCGACTTGTACGAGGCGCTCCAGGATCAGCTCGGTATGTTTCACGCAAGTCTCGGGGCCGGGACAGACGAGCAGATTGTCGCGCATGGCGAGGCGATGTGTCGGGGCTGGGCGGCGGCGATCGCGGTGATGGAGAAATCCAACATCGCGGCCGATGCGATTCACATTGGCGAGTTCGGGGAGTGCGTGGTTGCGATCGGGCGCATGCAGAAGGCGCCGGGATGGCTGCGCGAGCAATACGGGGATGGGGTGGTGTACCTGTGTCCGCGCGAGGTCGCGATGCTGTATTTGCGACTCGACGTGGCGCGCGCGCTGAAGGCGGAATGGCCGGATGCTGAACTTACGGAGATACGCGAAAAGGAGAACGCATGACCAATGCGGAAACGCTGGAAACCCTAAAGATCATTTCTGTGAGCTTGTGGAGCATCGCTCGCAGAAATGAACGGCTCGAAAGGATGCTCCGAACTATCGATGTGAAGGTGGATACTGTTATGGGTTACAAAGAAGACCTGATGGAGCTTGTCGAGGGGCAAGAGACGTTGAAGCAATCGTTTGTTGCTTATGACGATGGCATCAAATCCCGCATCGATCAGCTGAAGGCCGAACTGCTGGCGGCGCTCAGTGGGAACCCGGCGCTCGCCGAGGTCGACGCGCTTGTCGCTAAGGCGAAGGCTGACATCAATTCCGACTCGAACGAGGTATTTGACCGGATGCGGGCAAACACGCCGGAAGGCTGACAATTGAGAAAGGGGCGGCCTGCGGGCCGCCTCATCTGCAACCATGCGAGAGGAATACACAATGAACCGTTATGCTTTGATCCTGCCGATGTTGCTGATGGTGTCTCCTGCGATGGCGGCTGACCCGCCCCAAGCTCAGCCGCCGGCTCAGGCTCAGCCGCCGGCTCAGGCTCAGCCGCCGGCTCAGGCTCAGCCGCCGGCTCAGGCTCAGCCGCCGGCTCAGGCTCAGGACGAGCTGGCCAGTGCGATGAATTCGGCATTGCAAGACAGCGCCAAGGCTGCTGGCAATCTCGGTAATGCGGCCCGGGTTGCGATGCAGCAACGGGCGCAGTTGCAGGCACTGCTGGTCAGGGCGGTGGAGCTGTGCGCCGAGCGGTGCATCGAGCTGACGGGGCCGATTGCACCGGCTGAGCCAGCGCCTGCTGAGGTGAAGCCGGAAGTCGCGGCGCCACCGAAATGACCGACCGCGGCACGGTCGATTCGACGCGCCAACGGGGCGAGGACATCGCCCCCCAACTGCGGGCTGAAGTCGAGCGGCTGCGCGATGATTTCGTGCAAGCATCTGATCAAGCCGATGAGCTGCAGGTTGAGATTGAGCGCCTGCGGGCTGAAGCTTTGCGAAACGAGGTTATCGCGACGGGGTTCAAGCTGGAGCTTGATGAACTGCGTGCGGCTATCCCGGAAATCGTCGGCTGTGCTTATGGCGAGGGGCTGGCGTGCCGACGCGATACTGACGGCCGGCATGGGTGTTGCTTGGCGCGGTTGCGCGCGCTGCGGCTTGGCATCGGGGTGGCGCCCGAAGGCTGGGCACAGGCCGGCGAGGATTTCGCGGCGCGGTATCCGGTGACGTTGGCTAAGCTTGCGGAGGAGGACGATGGGGCATGAACAAGGATGAAGATCTGGAAATTGTTGTGATGCCGCAAGTTTTGGAAGCCATAGCTGGCGATCCTGAGTTGGCGGAGATGCTTCGCGAATTCCTCGCCAACGCGCACCAGGCGCATGAAGCGGTTAGGTCGGGGCGATACGAGACCTTCCAGGATGCGATAGAGGCTATCACGGGGTTTGAGCTGAAGGTGCTGGAGGACGAGGACGATGTTGCCTGATGGCGATTAGGCGCGATGCGGCGGTGCTGTGATGGCCGAAGAGGGGGCGTCGGCTACCCCTATGGCCGAAACGTCTGAAATCGCGTCCAGCGCCACCGCATGCGCTCTATGGACATGTCCGCCTTTGGCGTACGGGCTGCACCGCCGACCGGGCTTCCGCTGCCGGCGGCATGGCGGTGAGTCCGTGTGCGGAATCTGCGCCGGCGATTTAGTCGATGCTGTCAGGACAAGGGAGGATGCTGTCCTGCATCCTGATGGTGCAGGATTTTTTATGCCATAGGCGAAGATTCTTGTTGACGCGACTTAATTTACGGAGCACCCTAAATGCTAGGCACCAGATTTGCGACTGCTTCCCGCTCCGTGCAATCACGGGCTGGGTCGCGCAAGGCCAAGGCAAACCGCCACCATATCGGAGACGAGCTAACGCCTGAGCGGCGTCAGCACGGCTCGATCGTGCGTGCCGACGGGCCGGTCGAGGATGTCGACGGCAATTATGGGGTGCCCTATATCGCCCGCGACATTCTTGCGACCATGGAAGCGCGCGGCACGATTAGCGCAGAGATGCGGATTGCTGGCGATCAATTCAGAGAGAATTTCCGGCGGGCTCATTTGGACGAGATGCGCGCAGCCGATCTCGGGCGGGTTGCTGGCATCGGGGGATCGCTCGATGAGGATCTCAGAATCATGGCCGCAAAGGCTGCGGTTATGCGGGCAATCAAAGATGTTGGCGAACCTGGTGGCAGCATTTTGTGGAATGTTGTTGGCTTGGAGTGCTCGCTAAAAGATTGGGCGATCGGGCAAAGTTGGAACGGCCGCCCGACCAACGCGGCGGCCGCCAGCGGAATGCTCGTGGTGACGCTTGGGATGCTGGTCGCTCGGAGCAAGGGGCGCTAAGTGTCATCAGACCTCACCTCTCTATCTAGTAAGAGATGGAGGTCAGTTATTCTGATCCATTGTTCTCTAGTCCTATCGACCATCTCGATTAACATGAGCTGGTCAAACTCATCTTTTAGTGGTCTGGCGTAGTCTATAGCTTCGATAAGTTCGCGGTACGTCATCACTTCATTCCTTCTGCTTGTTGTCTCGCCCGCTCCCGCTCGATATACAGCCATACGTAATCAGGAATAGGTGTTGGCTTACCGGTGCGCGGGTCCGGTGCATCTGATATCCAGCGCTCAACGTGGCGCCATGATCGGTTGACGATCTTCGCAAACTCGGCCGGTGTCAGGCCGAGGGATGCGATGGCGGCGCGGAGGTCGGCGGCGGTCATTCGCACCATTCGCCCAAACGCACGATGCGGCATTCTACCGGGCGGCCGGCCTCGGTGGCGCGTTTACGAATTAGCCGCGTTAATGTTTGCGCGTTATCATACGATAGGGGCTTGCAGTTCGATGGTGTGTTTTTAACAGATAAATCAGTCTGGACGTAAAGCCATGGGTCGGCGCTCTGGCCTTTGTCACGAATGGCTATAGTGTAGGATGTTGAGTTCGTCATCATTCTCTCCCGTGAGCTGTATGCGGGGCCGTAGCCCCGGTTGGTTGCCGGGTGGTTAGTGCTGGACGTCTTCGTGGAGAACTTCGGCCAAGTTATTTTCTAGTTGATCCGCTTTATATCGGCGATCCATCTCGGCTAGATAGATATCGCAGATGTCGCCGTTTCCGAGGATTGTGTTGCGGCCGTAAGCGGCCTCTAGTTCGCGATCAGTCATTGATACACAATGCTCGATTGCCCAAATGATCGCTTGTTCATGTGCGCTCTGTGTCATGGTCGTCTCCCGTTGGGTTTCGCTCGTGCTCATCAGTTCCGGACTTGTACCGGAAGACCCTTCCCCGGCTAGGCCGGTTCCGCCCTTGGGGCGATGTCGCGGGTTCTTTCTGTTTCCGCGCCGGGTTGCTTTGGCTATGGTGCCTCGGGTCCGGAGCCCGTGTCTGTCTGACCATCCCAATATGACACCGTGTCATCAGATGCGCAAGCCCTATTTGGTAACAGCCATAAAAATAATTCGGTGATCTAAATGACTGAACCGAACGCGCTGCTGCTCAAGGCTGGCCGCAATGGCCGGGCCGAGGGTTGGTCGGACGCGTGTGTCGCAATCGCTTGGCGTCTGCGCCTACGCGCGGAGGCGCGCGTTATCGATCGGGACGAGCTGCTCGCATTCGCCGCTGAGCTGCCGGGCCTGCCTTATGGAGCCATTGAATGACTATCCTGCAATCGATCATACGCGCGCTCGGGTGCGCGGAAGATCAGAAAGAGCCGGTTGACGTCGCGCGCATGCTTGACGATATGGCCGCCGGGGCTGAGCCGCATCTTGACTGGCGCCACTCGGTTGTCGATCTGATGAAGCTGTTGGGTCTCGATAGCAGCGTATCTGCGCGCCGCGCGCTCGCGGAGGATCTGCGGTATCGCGGCGAATTCGATGGTCCCCATATGAATCAATGGCTGCACCAGCAAATCATGCATCGTGTCGCTGACAATGGCGGCGTCGTGCCGCCGGAGCTGCTGTGATGAAAAGCAAGCCAACGCCGAAGGGCAAGCCCGCGCCGTTTTCGATGAAAGGAAAGCCGGGCAAGAAAGGCGTGAAGGGCTGCTGAGATAATGCGTCGCTCGTCAAACTATACACCAGAGATTGCCGAGGCAATTTGTGAGCGGATTGCGGCGGGCGAAGCTTTGGCTGCGATTTGCCGTGATGAAGGCTTCCCTCCTGAAAGTACAGTGAGGCGGTGGGCGATTGATGATCGCGACGGTTTTGCTGCGAGATACGCGCTCGCGCGGGATCGACAAATAGAGCATTTCGAGGACGAAATCATTGCTTTGGGCGATTCAATGCTCGGCACTGATAATAATGCGGCGGTCAGTGCGGCAAAGCTAGCGAGCGACAATCGCAAGTGGCTGATGTCCAAGCTCAAGCCGCACAAATACGGTGACAGGCTCGCGGTCGGCGGCGACGCGGACAATCCGCTAAAGGTCTATCACCAAGTCGCTTATGTAATTGTCGATCCGAAAGAGCCGAGCGAGGGCTGATGCTCGGCGTTTTGTCCTGGGTGACTGACGCCGCTGCCATTGTCGCGGGGATCGGGGCGCTAAGTATCTTGTTCATGATGTTTGTCGGCCGCTGATTTCTGCCACTGACTCTAGATTGAGTGGCGTCAACAAGCCTGCTACGCTGAATCCATTCATATGGCAGACGGAGCGCGGGCTTTTCGGGCCTGACGCTGAACCCTGCCCATGTGGCACACTGTCTTAAATAACGCGAGGCTGTTAATGAGCGTCGAGGCCGTCACGATCGGGGCGGCGACGCTCTATTTGGGAGACTGCCGCGAGGTGCTGCCGGCACTCGGCATGGTCGATGCGATCGTGACCGACCCGCCTTATGGAATACCGCATAAGTTCTCTCCGCAAAAAGGCGCTGGAAGAAAAGGCACGCGGACCCTAAACTTCTCTTGGGACACCCTCTCTATAAACTCTGTCGTTTTTGATGCAATCAGCGCAATTGCGCTCAAAGTGCAGTCTGCTTTTGTTTTCTGCGGTCTTACGCAGGCCAGCGTCATTGCTGGCGCCCTTCGCGCCGCCGGGCTTATTGATAAGCCTGCGGCCTGGGTGAAAAAGTGTCCTGCGCCGGCCGCGCCCGGTAATTGGTGGCCGTCAGCTTTTGAACTCGCGGTGTATGCGTATCGGCGAGGCGCGTGGTTCGGGGATACAGACACGAAGCGTCGGAATGTCTTCATCGCAGACAGCTATCGACATGGACAGCCGGGTAAAGTGGCGCATCCAACGCAAAAGCCGCTTGTGCTTATGGAGCGGATTGTCGGCGCGATTGTCGCGCCCGGCCGTATTGCCCTTGATCCCTTCATGGGCAGTGGCACCACGGGCGTAGCATGCGCGCAGCTCGGCCGCCGCTTCATCGGCATTGAGATTGAGCCGCGCTATTTCGAGATTGCCTGCCACCGGATCGAGGCTGCACAAATACAAGAGCGGATGGCTGTATGAACCGACTGATCGCCCTTTGCGCGGCGGCATTGCTTTGCGTGCCGGCGCTGGCCTATGGCGAGATCGACTTTATGCCTGGCAGCCCGTGCGTCAGCGTGATACCGGGCACAAAGGCGGTACATGTCACCCATCCCGTCCAGCGGGCCTGGGAGCTTTGCCAACGCCCCGAATTCCTTGCGGTCCGCGCCGAGGCTTGCGCGAAAATTACCCAGCTCTATGCCGAGACTGGGATAGCGGCGCGCGAGCAAGCCGAAAGCGACAAGGCGGACCAGGAATACATCACGTGCGAGCTGCGATACATTGACAGCGTGGCGGCGCCGCGATGAACCGCCGCCGTCTGATTTCCGCCTGTATGGTGGCTGTGCCGGGACTGTTTGCGGCGCGTGCTGCGGGGGCGGCATTGGATGACATAGATCCTGACGTCTTCCCCAGAGGCAACATAGCCGGCCCGATGACGCCGCCCGATTGCGATCGTCAATTAGACTGTCGGTTCGCGGCCGGCATGTCGACCGCGACAGCGAGGTACTGCGGGCCGGCTGAGTATAGTCGCGCCGGGACGGTGGTCTCCGAGCCTAATGATTGCAACGTCACGACGACGCAATGGTCTTGCCAGACCTGCGGTAAGTCCTGGGAAGAGAAATCTCCTACCTAATGCTAGGCAATACCGAAACTGCGCTGTGGTGCGCCGTTCTCGCGCAGGCATTCTATGATGCGACCAACCGGCTGCCGGTTGACTACAAGCACTAGCACGTCGATTGCGATGAAGCGCGCCGCTGGCTGGTCTATCCGAGCGAAGAATTTTCCGAGGTCTGCGAAATGGCGGGAGTTGATGCTGAAGTCGTTCGGCAGTGTGCGATTGACATCGCGCTCGATGGCTGGCAACGGCCGTATTGATGCCGCCTGAGATCCTGTTCGCCGCGTTTGGACCCACGGTCGCGCTCTGTCTGGTTGTGCTTGGCCTGGCTTGGTTGTCGGGTGGTCGGTAAGTGCTCACCACTATAGTCGCCCTCGGGTTTTTGGTGCTGTGGGTTGCCTTACTGCTCGGGGCGCTTTTCTTGGAAGACCTCATCTGGTGGCGGAAGTGACGCTAACCGAAGCGCTTGGGATATTGCGCGACCGCGCCGGCTATCTCAAAGGCCGCATCATCGCCAAGCAGGCCGTCGGCTGGGAATTCCAGTATGATGAGCGCGAGCGCGCGGCACTGGAGCTGGCCATCGTGGCGGCTGAGCGCGATACAAGCACGGACGCCGAATGAGCGTCGGGTTAGTTGCAATAGTCGTGATTGGGTGGTCTCCGTAGTTGCCGTAAGGCGCTACTGTGGCTACGTCGGCGGGTTTGGGTTTGCCCACCGCCAACACAAGGGCGGTTCTCCTGGCAGGGAGAAGCCGCCCTTCGTGTTTATGGTTCGACGGACCACCTCTCCGTCGCACATCAGCCAATTGCAATGAGTTACGCGCTAACCTGTCGATAACCCATCTTGCTACCCATCATACTGAGGCGGGCTTATGGCGTCGCTAGACCTGGAGGTAGCGCGGGTCTTTAAGCCGCTGCTCGGTAGTGCGCGGTTTCTTGCGGCGCACGGCGGGCGTGGTTCGGGCAAATCCCATTTCTTTGCCGGCAAGATGATCGCCCGCGCCATTGCCGAACCTGGGCTGCGCGCTGTCTGCATCCGCGAAATCCAGCGAAGCTTGGCGCAGTCGGTTAAGCGCCTGCTCGAAGATAAAATTATAGCTCTGGGCGTTGGCCACCTGTTTGAAGTGCTCGAATCTGAGATCCGCACCCCTGGCAATGGGCTGATTGTCTTCCAGGGCATGCAAAACCACACGGCGGGATCGATTAAGTCTCTGGAAGGCTTTGATATTGCCTGGGTCGAGGAAGCGCAAAGCCTATCGCTGCGCAGCCTCAACCTGTTGCGCCCGACCATCCGGAAGGATGGCTCAGAGCTGTGGTTTAGCTGGAACCCGGATAACGAAACCGACCCGGTCGATCGCTTCCTACGAGGCCGCAACAAGCCGCCGAATGCGATCGTGGTGCAGGCGAACTATCTCGACAACCGATGGTGCTCAAAAGCACTGCTCGGCGAGGCCGAACTAGATAAAAGCGACCCCGATAAGTACGCGCATGTGTGGCTCGGCGAGTACCAGCGAGCGGTTGAGGGCGCTTACTACGCTGACGGGTTGCGGCGCGCCGATGAAGAGGGGCGGATTGTTCCGCTATCGGTCGATCCGATCCTGAGCATCAAAGCAAGCTGGGATATCGGCATCAACGATGCGACGGCCATTTGGATTTCGCAATGGGTTGGTGGCCAGATCCGGTTTCTTGACTACATCGAGGGTCAAGGCCAAGCGCTTGGGTTTTACACCGCTGAGCTACGTAAGCGCGGCTATGCTCGCGCCGAGTGCATCCTGCCGCACGATGGGGCGCATCGCGACAAGGCGTTCGCGATGACCTACCAACAGCATTTGCAGGAAGCTGGGTTCGACGTACCGCCGCCGATTAAGAACCAGGGCAAAGGGGCCGACATGCTGCGGGTTGAGACCGCGCGTCGGTGGTTTCCGAGAATGTGGTTCGACGCGGAAAAGACGCATGCTGGCCGCAAGGCATTGGCCTCGTATCATGAGCGTCGCGACGAGGATAGGCAGATTGGGTTGGGTCCGGAGCACAATTGGGCATCGCATGCGGCCGATAGTTTTGGGCTTATGGCGTGCGCCTATACCGAGCCAACCACTAGCCTCGGGGTGATCCCGAAGCGGGACATGAGCTGGGTGGTGTAAAAGAACGGTATAAACGAATCTTAATGTAGCTAACCCCTAACCTCAAAAGGAATATTCATCATGGCAACAACCGCGCTCGAAGAGCTGGAAAACTCGGTTAATGATGCAGTCAACAGGCTGCGGCGCGCGACCGAAGACAAAGAGTCTGGCGGCGATGGCAATATTGACAACCATCCGAAGGTCAAAGAGCTGCGGAAGCGGCTGCATACTGCGATGGAGGCGCATCGCAAAGCCATGGGAGACGAGGGCGAAGGCGAAGGTGGCCGTCCTGCGCCGGCATCGCGGATAGCGGCGACGCCCGAGGATGTGCTGTCGAGCCCCTACCCAGGTTCCGAGCCGCGCTACGTGAAGCAGCACGACGGCCATCCTGATCCGATCGAGCGGGCGCGCCCGACGCCACCGGCACAGGCCGCTGGTCGCGTTACCGAGGACGAGCCGAAGCTCGATGACGATGCGAAGAAGCCGGCTGCTGCGGCTGCGGCAAAACGGTAGCAGCCCCGGGCGAGAGCCTGGTCTCTAGGCTCTCGCTGCTTGCCTGATATCATCCGCCAAGATGCGGGCATCTTCTTTGGTTAGCGAAAACCGGATCAAATCCGGCGCATGCTGGATGGTGTCTGTGCCGCCGTAAACGATGACGAAGGATATCCGCCCATTATGGGATAGCGAAACCTCAACCGAGGTGTTTGCGCTATCCTTGATGATGTCTGTGGTGCTTATACGGATCATGTCAATCATTCTTTTGCTCAATTAGTTCAACACTCCGTCGCCACTCGGCTTGGTGATCGATCATAACCCCCATCCGATCGAGCCGAGAGAAATGCTGACAGGTTCGCACGATTAGGCCGAGTGTCGAATCCATCCGATCTGGCGGAACTCGCTTTAATATCAGCGAAATCATTAAGATCAGGGAATCTGGCCAGGTTTCCGGCAGATTATGTTCGAACCCCAGCTCGACCGCAATCCGACGTGGCATGGGGTTAGTCATGGGGTTAGTCATTCGGGCGCCCTTCTGGGCGCCACCAGAGATCGATAGTTTTTTCATCTGGGGGAGGGCGGTTGCCGGTGAGCGCCCATGTTGTCCACAATTCGCCGAGGCGATACAATTCTACCCAAACGCCCGGCGGTGGTGGATCAGTCGTGACGGGTCGCCATTTGGTGGCGCGAAGCAGGCGAATGTTGCTTTCGCGGATCTGCGCAGCGCTAGCCTTGTCTGACTGAGCCCGGGTTTTTAGTCGCTCTAACATCCCCATACCCTACCACAACCCCGCCCGCAACGGTGAGGGTTTTTGTGTCTGGAACATGAATGCAATCTCGCGGAAAAATGACCGACCGCGAGCTTGCGGGGATCATCAACACACAAATTGAAGATGCTGTTGCCTACGACTCAGGCGAGATGTCGAAACTGCGCCAGAAGGCGCTGCAGTATTATGAGGGTCACGAGACCCTCGGTGGGGACGTCCCGGCTCAGAAGGGCCGCTCCAGCGTTGTCAGCCGCGATGTATCCGATACGCACGGCTGGGTCATGCCGCAAATGCAACGGATATTCACCGGCGGTGAGCGCACTGTTGTGTACGAGCCGCGGCGGCGTGAAGCAGAAGAGGGCGCTTCACAGGCGACGGATTATGTCAACTACCTGTTTCGCTCCGAATGCGATGGCTACTCCGTGCTGTACGATGCGTTCTGGGATGGGCTGGCGCTCGGCAATGGCATCATTAAGCACTGGTGGGATAGCACGCCGGCGTATTGCACAGAAACCCTGTCGGGGATTGCCGAAGCGCGGTATATTGATACCGTCAACGATCCCAACGTTGAAGTCCTGGAGCATACAGAACGCGATGATCCGAACTACACCAACGTGGCCGACCCCGGAGGAATGGATGGCCCGTTGGGAGGCAATGCAGGAGGCGCAGCGGCTCTTGGTGGAGAATCGGGAGACGGAGCGCCGGCAGCGGCAGCGGGAGCGCTTGGCGGCGGGCCAGGGCAGCCCCTTCCAAACCCCAGCGAGTCTCCGGGCGGCTTCAATGGCGATGCAGATAGATATGGCGTTCCGAGCATCGCAGGAGATGCCGCAGGAGGAATGGCAGGCGCTGCGCCCCCGGCTGCCGCGCAGCCTCCGGGATTTGCTGGACTAGCTCCCCCGAAACTGCACGACCTAAAAATCAAACGCAAACGCTACGACGGCCGCGTTCGGATTGCCGCGGTTCCGCACGAAGAGTTTCGCATTGATCGCAACGCGCTGAAGCTGGACGAAGAGCATGTTCTGTTTTGCGCGCACGTCAGTCACAATCGCACCCGCGGCTCGCTGATCCAGGATTATCCGGATCAGCGCACCGCTATCGAGGATCTGCCGGCCTATATCGCGGGCGGCGATGATAAAGGCGCGCGAGCCGCACGCGGCATGTCCGGTGGCAGCAATGCCTCGCCCGATCACAGCACCGACCTTATAGAGGTATGGGAGTGCTACGTACAGATTGACTTCAACTCAGACGGTGTTCCTGAGTGGCGTCAGGTTATTATGGCCGCGGGCAATCAGACCGGCGTTGAAGGCCATATGATGCTGGCGAATGAAGAATGGGGCGATCCGCTGCCGTTCTCCGATGTTGTGCCGGACCCGATGCCGCATCGGTGGCGCGGCGGGTCGCTGTATGATGATCTCGCTGATATTCAGCAAATAAAGACGGTTTTCCTGCGCGGTTTCGCGGATAATTTGTATTGGGCAAATAACCCGCAGCGGGAAGTGGTCATTTCCGCGGTTGACCCGGCCAGCATGGAGGAGCTGTATAATCCGACCTATGGCGGCAACGTGTTTGTCAAGCAGGCTGGTGTCGTCAATACCTTGCCCGTTCCGTTTATTGCCGACAAGCTGACGGTTGGGCTGGATTGGTTTGACAAAATCCGCGAATTTCGTACTGGCGTATCAGCGGCGACGGCTGGTCTCGATCCTGAGACCTTGCAGAATCAAACCGCGATGGCCGCGAGCCTGGCATCGGCAGCCAGCCACGCCAAAAACGAACTGCGCGCCCGCAATTGCGCGGAAGGCGGCATCAAGCGGATGTTTGGTTGCCTCTTGAAGCTGATAACGCAACATCAGGACAAGACCAGGACGATCAAGCTACGCGGCGAATGGGTCGATATGAACCCGAATTCCTGGGATGCCGACATGAACGTTATTGTTAATGTTGGTCTTGGCTCCGGCTCGCGCGAGCATGATGTCGCGATATTGCAAGCCATTAGCCTGGAGCAGAAAGCGATTATCCAGGGCTTGACGCCAATGGTTGCGGCGCAGTTTGGCATGGGGCCGGATGTTGTGTTCGCGACCGACCGCAAGATGGTCGAGGCGGCTGGGCTGAAATCGCCGGAAACCTATTTCCCGGAGATTTCAAAGGACGATGTTCAGCAATTGATGCAACAGATGTTGCAGCAGCAGCAACAGGCGCCGGACCCGAAAATGGCCGAATCGCAGGCTAAAATCCAGGTAATGCAGCAAGAAGCTCAGGCTAAGGCGCAGGCCGACCAGCAACGCATGGCTACGGAACAGCAGGCCAAGCAACAGCAGGCGGCGTTGGATTGGCAGCACAAACAGCAGCAATCCGAGATTGATAATCAGCACCGCGAACGCGAAATCCAGATGAAGGGCGCGGCCATGGTGCAAGAGCTGAATATGAAGCATCAGCTCGCCCTTGAGCAGGCGCAGCGCGATTTCGCGTTGAAGCAGCAAGAAATGCAGGCTGGCTCAGAACTGAAGCTGCGCGAGCTTCAGATGGAGGCTGAGCTAAAGCGCGAGGAAATGAAGATGCGGCCACAGCAAGAGCCCAACATTCAGCAGGCTGAGACGTGACCGAAGCCGAATTGCGCCGCCACGCCTCTGAGGCGCAAAACCTGCTAAGCGCGCCTGTCTTCCGTGACGCCCTGAAGGCGCTGGAAGACGAGACGATCGAAGAATTGCTCGCGACTAAGACAATGTGGCGTTGGGGCGACCGCAAGCGGCGGGTGCTGGCTGACCGGGTCAATGCGATCCGCGATCTAAAGCACCGCCTGGAGATAGCGGTGCAGATGGGATTGCACGCGGCTGAGCGGGCAAGGTTGGGGATTTAGTCGTCGGGTTCCTCGTGCTCGTCGTGTGCTGCTAAATACTCTTCCTTAGAGACTACTGTTGGCACGCCGTTAACGTACACGACAAATCGCGTCCCGTCGTTAAGCCGCCGCCATTCGGCGTGGTTGTCTTCTTCGTGGAATTCGCTGATTAGCGTCTGTTTCTGAGGGGCGGAGACGTCCACCAGCAGGCCGCGCTTATGCAGTGCAGCCACTTTATCCGCCAAGTTCTTCGTAGCTTCGATCATGAATCGAGGCAGTTCAGTCGCGGCCATTAACGCCTCCACCGGAATTCCAGCGCCTGCGGGCGCCGCATTAACGGATAACCCATGTCTGACAATACCACCGCTGCGCCTGTGGGCGCCAGCGAACAAATCACTGCGCCTACAGATACCGGCCCGACGGACCGAGCCTCTGCGGTGGCTTTGTTGGCCGGCCTGGATACGCCGCCCGAGGCACCGGCTGCGGCCACGCCCGAGGCGAACACCCAGGAGCCCGTTGAAACGCCAACCGAAGAAGCACCGGCTGAGGCCGCTGCGGCAGATGAAGGCGAAGACGCGCCGACCGAAGAGGTCGCTGCGACAGAAGACACTGACCCCAAAGCTGACGATGAAGAGCCCGAAGTCATCATCCACGGCAACGCGATGCTCGTCCTGCGGGATGGCACCAAAGTGCGTGCGAGTGAGGCGCGTAAGGCAATCGGCACGCTGCGGGAATACGAAGCTAAGGTTCCTGATCTAGCCGCCACTGCGGCGAGAATCCAGGAACGCGAAGCACAACTCGCCCAGCAAGAGCAGACCGTCCAGAATGCGTTGGCGCAAGCCTACCAAATCGTTAATGCCTACATTCCGCCCGCACCAGACCCGGCTCTCCGTCACGCTGATTTTATCGGCTACATGGAGCAAAAGGAGCTGCGTGAGGAAGCCCTGAATAATCTTCGCCAAGTACAAAGCGCTGCCGAGGCCGAGCAAGCTCAGCACTTGCAGAAATCGGAGCAGGCCCGCGAGGCCGAGCGCAAGGCAATGCTGGAGCGGAGTTACAAGACGCTTAGCGAGAGGGTCCCCGGTATCGATAGCCCTGAGGGGCTCCAGAAATTCTACGGGGATATCGCGAAAGCAGCCGCGCCTTACGGTATTTCGGCCGAAGAGGTCAACAATACCGTGCATGCGCCGTTGCTGCACATGGTGCATGAGATGTCGAAAGAGGTCGCGGCCTATCGAAAGCTCATGGCGCAGAAAGCAACCGCAGAGGTAAAGGCAAAAGCGGCGCCGCCGGTACAACCCCCGGGGCGTAGGGTATCAGCGGAACAGGCGGCAAATCAGGCATCGGACACTCAGCTCAGGCAGTGGCGAGACAGCGGGGCGTCGCGCGCAGGTGCGGCGGCCATCCTTGGCAATCTCGATTAGGAACTGTCTCTCATGGCAATTATTACCAATACCTACCAATCTACTTCTGGTGCATCCAAACAAAATCGCGAAATCATCATTCGCGATACGATCGAACGTGTGGACCCAGCAGAAACGCCGCTTTTTTCTATGATCGGCCGGGCGCCGAATATCGATGGCGTCGATCCGAAATGGGTGCAAAGCTCGCTGGCCACCCCGAACCCTGACAACGCACAAGTTGAAGGTGACCAGTACACGTTTAGTGCAGTGAACCAACCTGCCCGCGTGGGGAATTATACGCAAATCTTCTGGAGAACATTTGCAGTATCGGATTCGCAGAACGAGCTTCTGAAGGTCGGCCCGAAAACCGAAGTGGGTCGCAACCGGATGGAGAAGGGCCTGGAACTCCGCACCGACATCGAGGTGTCGATGCTCAGCAACAACCCATCCGTGGGTGGTCTCACTCGTAAGAGTGCTGGATTGCGAGCCTGGACGGCAAGCAATGATGTGTTCTCCGCCGGGGGCGCAAGTGGAGGATTCAATGCTGGTACGGGGGTCGTCGACGCGGCGACCAACGGCACAGCACAACGCGCTTTTACAAAGGCATTGATGGATGCCGCGCTACTTGCGACGTACACCGCGGGCGGCAATCCAACATTGTGTATCTTGTCGCCCTACGCGAAGTCGGTGTTTTCTGGCTTCATGTCGGATGCCAGCGTCGCACAGCTTCGGGTTGCGACATCGGCGAAATCGGCGGCAACGATCGTCGGTGCGGCCGATGCGTATCTCAGCGATTGGGGACTCATCGATTTCGTGCCCGATCGCCAGCTTGCACGGGCCGGGGCGGCATACGCGCGCAACGTGTACTTCATTACTCCGGATAAGCTCGAAAAGGGTTTCTTCCGGGATATCCAGGAGGACACGGATCTCGCGTCGAACGCGGATGCCGAGCTGTTCGTACTAAAGTGCGAGTTCGCGCTGATTGATCGCCACGAGAAAGCCCATGGCGTCGTGGCCGATATTTTCGGAATGACATCGAGCACCTAGTTCGGCGGCATCAACAACAGCGTCGATAGGGTCGGGCCAAGCTCGCTTGGCCCTGGCCTGTCGGCGCTGCTTCTTTTTAAGG